TATAGTCGTCTTCAATGTCATTGCCTGTAGATTCGACAACCACTGGAACTGCAGGCACAGTCGTTGTTGCTGGAAGAATTTCCACTTCAATTACTTCAACTGGTTCTGGGATCTTTGTTGTTTCAGTTCCAAAAAGATCGTCAAGATCTTGATAGTTACCCTTGTTCATAGAATTCATCAAATTGCTCCACATAATTCCAATCATCCGTCACTGCAGCAGTATCTGGATCTGTTGTTACTTGATACTTTTGCTCATAATTAGGGTTTTCAATATCCGTATATGTATTCGCGATTGCTTTTCGGATAATTCCTTGCTCTTCCACTGGACCATATAGGTTTAAACCAAGAGTAAAGTTTAGCGTCCAAACAATCGAACGTCTTTGCATGTAATCACCTGCATAATCATCTTCATAATTGATAGAATCAAGAACTATCTGAAGATCTCTCTTGATTCCCATCGCAGGAATGTCAGTTATGGTAACGCAGAAGTCAGGATTGAAGAACGGAATTATTTGCTCAATAATCTGCAACCCATCATCCTGATTCTTTGCCATTACATACAGTGAAATATTCATGTCGTATGGTGTGCTTGTGAATTGAGTTCGAAGCATGTTAGGGTCATCACCCTGACCGATTGCCACGTTCTTAGTAAGTAAGTTAATCTTTCTCGCAGGATTATATTGTAATCCTGTTATTTCAAATCCCATTCGTGGAAGTATGATTGCTGTTGCCTGCGTAGTAGTTGTTGGAACTTCTGCGATACGAGCGAGAAATTTATTTTTTGGCGAATATGCCAAAGGAACACGAACAGATTGCACGACTTCTTGATCAGAATTATATCTTTTGACATTAATCTGATTGAAGATTGTGCCGAAAGCAATGATTGCTTTTCTGATATGTTGATGATAAAAGTGTTGACGTAAAAACATTATGCTCTTTTCTGTACCTCACCGAATGGATTGAATGCGGTGAAGTCTAGAATGCCTTCTGCTTCTACCTCGAATTCATCATTGTCTGATTGTGGATCTGTGTCTGCAGACGCATATATCTCGAGGATAATTGAATCATCACTAGAGTTTAAAATAAAGTCCCCTGACTGTTGAAGCAGTTGAAATCTGTAAACATCTTGATTTGATGCGTCAGTGATTGAATCGATTTCATCGATCCCTGTATCAATTCTTTCAGAACTGAATTCAAAGACATCACATTGCAGTTTATATGTGTAGATCTTGCCGAGTTGATAAAATGGATTTAAGAAGTCAACATACTTGATCACGAAAAATGTTTTGGTTTTCGAGAAGTAAAGTAAATCGCCTTCTGCTGGTCTTCCTGGTAATTCAAGTATCGCATTCTGAGCAACACCTTCTTCCCAACGTCTTTTGGCAACAACGAAGGTTGCCGAAGATCTAAATTCAAATCCGAACTTTGTGAACAGTTCGCCTTCGCCTTCGAAGCCTTGAACGTTCTCAAGATACATTTCGAGAGGATATGCTTGATCAAAATACTGAAGTGCATCTTCGCCTAGGATACCGTCGAGATTACCAGTTTGTTTCGGGAGATAATAGACATCGTGCCCGTAGATCTTCAAACTTTCAATGACAAGATCCTCCACCAAACGTTGTTCGTTTGTGGTTCCAGATGTATTACCAGATTGAAAGTAGAAGTTCGTTGGCATGTCTTATCCAACCATGAAGTCTATTGGCAACTCTGACTTCAATTGCATTTCGTTTTCGATTGTCGTGATTTCTTCGACTGCTTCTTCGTAGATCTCTCTGCCATTTAGAATTACACCCCCAGGAAGTTGAATCCCACCAAACTTCTTCATGTTCTCGCCCCATTGACGTTTGATCAATGCAGTAGCATAACGCTTGAGGAACATGTCATCGTAGACTTGTGTGTAAGTTGTTGGATCTAGGATGCGATAACATTCAACGACAATAAAATCATCAGGATTTAATACTTCTTCCCAATTCATATCAATATACATCTTGTCCATCTTACGATTGTATTTGAATGAACGATCGCCGACTAGAAGCATGTCGAGCATTGATAGATGCTGTTGGACTTGCGTGTAATAAACCATGTCAGCAGACAGCAGATTATACATGTCATTTAAGCGGAATTGATAGATAAGATCGAACATGTTGTTGCGATTGTTCATACCAGAACTTGGACCATTGACTGGTAGAACACGGATAACACCGATTACCGAATCTGGGAGGGGAAGATACCCGTTTTGAATGTCTCCTGGAGTATAGAAACCAGTTGCTGCGAGTGCTCTGCTGAAACCTGATGTGGAACCAGTAACAGTTTCACCTGTTGTGAACACACCTTTTACGTTTGTTATTCTCGCAGTAGTTCCGGATAATGTATATAAGATACATGTTGCGCCCGAAGTATTACCAACTAACAACTCGCTGTTTTGAAAAGAGGGCGCAGACAATCCTGAGAATTTTAATTCTGCGGTGGTAACTTTGTGCGTGAGATAGAGTCTTTCGACACCGTCGAAGTGATACTCTTGGAAATACTGTAATGCGTCATCGATACGATCTTCTACTTGATCATCGTCCACATTAATTTCGATTACTGGAAACCCAAGTCTGCGCAAGCAGTAATCTATTAAACCTTGTCTTGAAGAAATTGCCATATCTTGTCCTCTTTGGGACTATTTATAATGCACCCATGTCATACACTGTAGGATCCACCCCTGCGAGATCACCCAGATCGATTGTTCCTGGAATAGTAAAGAAATCTGGATTATATCCACCCACTTCAATAATACTTCCATCGGTTTTTTTAGAGTATAGTGTTCCGTCCGCTAAGTTTACTGCAAGTTCTCCGACTGCAATTTGCCCTGCAGTGGGAACAGCATTAGCAGTTTCGCTTCTTTTTAATTGAATCACCGTTGTCATATTAATTCAATAGAGTCCCTGCTGCGTTGTAAACATTGATGCGGAAATATGCACTTGAGTTGCCGTCTAGAAGATCAGCATCTAGACCTGAACCAGCACCATCTACTGTTTTAATTGCGTCGAGCATATTGGTAGCAGTAAATGCACCACCCAGAGATACCGAAGTTCCTGCCAAAGTGATTGCACTGTTTGTCAGAGAACCATTACCAATATTTGATAATGTATTTGATGCACCACTGATTGTTTTGTTGGTAAGAGTTTCTGTACCAGCAAGTGTCGCTAGAGTGCCAGTAGTTGGTAATGTTACATTAGTTGCAGCAGTGGCAGTTAGAGTTGTGCTAAACGCACCAGAAGTTGCTAGGGTGGAACCATCTGCCAGTGTTAAAGTAGAACCTGTTGCTGGTGCAGTGATAGCAACCTTGTTAACAGATGTAGCAGATGCCACACCAAGAGTTGGTGTCGTTAGTGTTGGACTAGTAAGTGTCTTGTTTGTAAGAGTTTGCGTTGCCGTAGTACCAACAACAGGGATGTAGTTAGTACCATCTACCGTATATTCCCAAACATCGGTAGTCTCATTCCATTGAAATGCAACGTTTGTGGAACTACCACGCTCAATTTCAATACCAGCATTCTGAGAAGGAGCACTGGTTTCATTGCTATTCAGTGTAATGATGTTATCGGCAAGATTGATTGTTTCGGTGTTTACTGTAGTTGTAGTTCCAGAAACAGTAAGATTGCCACTAACAGTTAAATCATTGAATGTAACGTTAGATCCAGTTCCAACTGCCTGACCAATAGCAATTTGACCGCTGGTAATAGTAACACCAGTTCCAGCGCTGATATGAGCGCGAACATCTGTTGCACTTGGACCAGTATAAGTAATTACACCCGTCGAACTGTTATATGCGAGCGAACCATCGCCACCAGAATCAGTTACAGAAATGGCACCTCTTGCAGATGCATCTGTATATTGAGTAATGGTAGATGAAATTGCACCAGTTGTATTGTTATATGAAATCCCTGTGCCAGCACTTAGACTTGACAGAGTAATAAAGTTTGCGCCATTAGTTAGTTGACTGGTATTAGTTGGGATGGTAATAGCACCAGTTGTGCTGTTATATGCTCCTGAACCAGCAGTAAAACTTAGGGATGCTCTTGCTAGTGAGTCAGTATATTGGGTAATAGTGGATGAAATTGCGCCACTAGTAATACTAATGCCTGTGCTTGCACTAAAGTGAGCGCGAACATCTGTTGCACTTGGACCAGTATAAGTAATTACACCCGTCGAACTGTTATATGCGAGCGAACCATCGCCGCCGGAATCTGTTACCGAGACTGCGCCTCTTGCTCTTGTATTTGTAAAGTAGAGGTTTGTTGAACCTTCTGTAATCTCGTCACTGTTATCTTTAGTCTGAATTGCCGAAGTAACATATGCTTCTGTTGCCAGAGGTTTACCACCAGCGGTAGTACCATCATGGACAACAACTGTATCTTTTGTTGTGTCAACAGTGACTTCACCAACAGCACCTGTAAAGGTTGAGTGCTGAACAGTAGTCCCTCTTCTAAGTTGTAAAATTGTTGCCATTTTTATCTCCTAATCCCACCCTATTTAGGTATATGTTCCACCATCGAGAATGGCACCATCTTTTATGTTTGCTAGTGTGGTTTTTAACAATTCGTGTCCGCCCGCAGTTGAACCATCGTGCACCCTTATAGAATTGTTTGTAGTATCCACCGTAATTTCTGCTTCCACACCGATAAATGAATTGTGCTGCGTTGAAGTACCTCTTCTGAGTTTAACTCTCGCTGCCATCAGATGCTCCCATAATCAATTGAGTTGTATTCGAATACGGTATCAGTAATTAGACCGTAATCTAAATCTGCGTTTTGATTTAAACGAACTACTGCAATGCCTGGAGTTGTTGTGGTATCGACGACGAAATCTCCGAAAATCGTGTCAGCAAACGAGATGGTCGTCACTCCCGTGTTCGCCCCACCATCATTTACTGAGACTCCGCCAAGAC